CTAACCATTCAACACATCATTTAATCTATCTTCTGAACTAGGGCAAATATGACAGTAAATATTTAAAGTAGTTTGTACTTTTTCATGTCCTAATCTTCTGCTAAGGATAACGATGTTTACTCCATTAGATAATAAATAACTTGCGTGGCTGTGTCTTAAATCGTGAACTCTTATTCTTGGAACTCCTGCCTTTTTACAAGCTGTATCTAATTGTCTTTTTAAAGAATCTTTAGATAAATAAAATATTTTGTCAGTTTTATTAGGTTTATAAGATGTACTCCATAACTCCTTAATACAATTCAATACAATATCATTTACTGCAATGACTCTTCTACCTCTTGGAGTTTTTGGATCTGTTATTAATCTTTCTTTCTTCACTATTTGAAAATTTTTATTTATCATAATTGTTTTATTTTCAAAGTCTACATCTTCATAAGTTAGTGCTAAAAGTTCTCCTTTTCTCATTCCTGTCCAAAATAAAATGATATAAAAAAACTTATTTTCTTTATCTGTAACACAGTCTATCATTTTATTAAATTCTTGTAAAGACAATATTTGCATTTCATCAGCGTCTTTTTTTCCTATGCTTCCAGCAATATGACAAGGGTTTTTATCAAGATTATGAAATCTTATAGCATAGTTAAATATAGCTGTTAACTGATTATAGATAGTTTTTAAATATGTTTTTGAATATTCCATTTTAAGTAAATCTGTTTGCCATTTTCTAATATGAATTGGCTTTATATCCTTAACTTTCATTTTTTCAAAGAATGGTAGAAGTTTAGTATTAACTATATATTCTTTTGTTTGCATAGTAGTTTTTTTAATTCTACTCTCCATATCATTACGATAAAGCGAATATAAGGATTTAAAGGTCATCTCAATAGAAAATTGGCTCTGTGCTAAAAATTCTCTTTCAAATTCAAGAGCTTCTCTTTTAGTGTTAAAGCCTCTCCTGTGTTTCTTCCTCCTTTCATTTTTATAATCTGTATAATAAAACAGGGCTTCCCACTTCCCTGTTTTATCATCTTTATATGCTGGCATAATTACCACCAAGCCTTTCAAATAAATAGTCTTTTAAGATTTTTCCTCTTATGGTCCTATATCCTTTTGCTTTTAATTCTTCGTTAAGTTCCCTTATAATCTTACAAGCACAATCATATTCTAGCCCAGTTAATGCCATAACTTCTTGTGGGTTTATTAATATTTTGTCTTTTGGTATTTCCATTTTACCACCTCATACTTTAAATTTCAATTTTTATGCAGTTGCAGGAGAACGATTTAACATTCTAGCAACATCAGCAGCATTGTATGTTAAGTTATCCATTTTCTTTCTCCTTTTTTAAATCTTTTAATTCTTTTTCTAAATTATTTAAAGTAACAATACAATCATTTATTTTTTCTACAATTATATTAATTGCTTTAGATAAAGTTCTTACATCTTCTCTACTGTCATGAAAAAAACCACTGCTATTATTTTTAATATGTAAATCTAATTCATTTATCATCAATTCCACTCCTTTCCTATTCTTTGCATATTCTTTTGCCACTTTTCCCAGTAGCAGTTAAGAATATCATCTTTTGTGTAACCATATTTTACTGTTAATTCATTTAACCATTCAAATAGATATGTGTTACTTCCTCTTGTTACAACTCCTATAACAACATTTAGTAACTTCTTAGTATTTCCTTTTTTATCTTTTTTTATTCTAAACATTCTTTCAAGTTCTTTTAATTCTGTATCTTTAGCTATTTTTTCATATTTATCAAATCTATGATTAACAAGTTGTGCAAAGAAGAAGTAAACATCTGTTAATTCTTCAAGTTCTTTAGCTTTGTTGTATTCTTTAGTTTTCCAAGTTTTATGACTATCTTTTGTTTCTTCGTTAAACTCTATCAACTCTGCTATCATAGAAGTTTTTATATCTTCTTCTGTTCTTTCTCTAGAACTATGTATACTTTCATCTAAATGTTTTTGAAGATTTAATATATCTTCAAAAGTTTCTGGTCTTTTAAATTTAATCTCTCTCATCTTCTTCCTCCCAATCAGCTATATCTCCTAAATAAAATCCAATTTTATAGTTATGACAATTACTACAATATATTGCTTTTCTAATATTACTAACTTTTTCATCACATTCATTTGCTGTAACAAGTCCATTTTTATTAATTTCATAAGGTGATATTTTATTTCTAACTATTCTTTCTTCTTCAAAATCAGTACAACCACATTCTTTACACTTCCACATTTCCATCACTCCTATTATTCTATACAAGTTTTACAATCTGTTTCTGGACAATATATTTCTCCATTATTCCACTTTTTATTTGAATTAAATTGATGTCCACAATTACATTGATATAGGTAGTTATTACTTTTTATTTGATTTTTACCATTTCTTTTTTTAAATTTAGGTTTCAATCTTTTATAACCTATATTAAATTTAAAATTAACACTATTTCTCCAATATTGATGTCTACCTAATCCTGTATAAAATATTTTCCAGCTTATTTTACAAGCCTTTTTATTATTAATTTTTGAATATTTTTTTGCTAATTTAATAATTTCTTTGCTTATTCTTTTTGACATTTATTATCTTCCTCCCAATCAGCTATATGCTCCTCAACTCTTCCAAAATTTAAACAATTAGGACATACAAAACCTACAAACATATCTCCAGCAAAATTACCTTGTTCATCTGTCATTTGTCTATAATCTTCTATAATTTCTGTTTTACATTCTTTACACTTCCACATTTTCATCACTCCAAATCTTATATCTTCTTTTTTAGTTCTTGTAAACATTTATCACATATACTGATTATCGTACCTGAATTAGAGTTATCTGCTCTAATTTCTAATACATTTATATTATTAATTCCATTACAACAATTACATCTAGTAGCATAAATTTTATATCTTGTATTTTTATCTAGTTCATTATTTCTTATTATATTAATCATTCATTCCCTCCAATCTCTCCTGCTCTTACCTTAGCCCAGAAGCTTTTTTCTGATTCTTCTAATTTTAAAACTACCTTTTCAGCTTCTTCATAAGTCTTAAAACAATTCCCACTATTTATTGCATAAAAATCAATCCAATGGTCATTTTTATAAACTAAATCTGTTACTACCCATTTGAAAGAAACTTCAGTCCTAACTCTTTCAACAATAAAAAATCTTTCTTCAAGTTTTGGTTTCCATCTCTTAGGTATTCCATATTTTTCATTTACAACATCTATTAAAAACTGTAAATCTGGAACTAATTTATTTTCTATTAAATATGGTTTATCATAACTTTCTAAATTATCAATTTCTAAATCTATTTGATAATCACTAACACAACTATGGTGATTATAACCAATATATTCTTTTTTAAATTCATTTCTATATCCATAACCAAAACAATATTTCTTTTTGTCTTCATGAGCTATTTCTGTTAATGGCATAGCTTTTAATTTTATCTTATTAACTTTTTTTACATGCCAACAACTGTACATTTCATTAATCTTAGTTATTTCTATCTCTAATACCTTTTCTTTTTCCATTACTTCCTCCTAACAAATCTATAAACTTCTAATTTCTCTGAGTTTCTTTTTACCTGTTCAAATTCAACTGTACTCAATTCATTAGCCTTAAAATTTAATATTTTCTTTAAGGCTTTTTTATAAAATACATCCATATCTTTATTCATATTAACCTCTGTATTTTCCGACTGTTTCCAAAATAGAAATAGTCGTTATTCTTTAAACGCTTGAAAGTGTCCTTTATATACTTTCTTCAATTCTTTCACTTGTTCAGGACTTAGATATATTCCTGCCAAGTGATATTTCTTCATAAAATCTATTCTACTGATACAATTATCAGCTTCATCGTGGTGCTCTCTACACAAGCACATCACTCTATAATTTAGTCCTGTATCTGATTTATATCCACTTGTTCCAACTCTGTCAAAATGTTGTAATTCTCCTGGTTTTCCACAGATACAACAAATCTTCTTTTTAAGTGTTACCCATATAAAAGTATCTTGATAATCCTCTGCAAACAAATCTCTTATTTCTTGTCTAAGTGGTATCTCCCAATAGATAGCCATTTCAAATAGCCATTTAACAAAGTCATTAGCTTGTTTCTGTGTTAGGCTTCCAAGTGATAAACTAAAGCCTCCATTTTGAATTGCTAGGCTCTGTAATGCCTTTATAACATTGTTAGTCAATTCATCTACTGTTAGATTATCCTTGTTCATTAAAGAAGAAATTAGGAATGCTTGAGCATTTTTAACAGTGTCAAAACCATCATAGACTTTTACAAATTTAGCTTTCATAACTTCTTTTGTGTAAGCTAATTCTATAAATGATGGTCTTGCTCCTGCTTCATTACCTTGCCAAAAGTTAGCAAAATCATCAAGCAACCAATATATTAGTTTTTGTGTCTGTCTTGTGTATCCTAATTTCTCCATTTAACTACTCCTATTTTTTTATTAATTCTATTAATTTTCCTATAAGTTTTTTAGTTGCTTCTATATCTTCTAAACTGTCATGAGCTTTTAACTCAATCCCAAAATGTTTACACCAAGTTTCAAGCTTATTATTTTCTAAAACTGGCAATATTCCAGCAACTTGTAATAATCTAATAGAATACAATGGATCTAACATAGAAGAATCTAAATAACTAAATAAAAAATTATTGCCATGTCTTTGAAAAAATGCTTTTAACATATCAACATCAAATCTTACATTGTAACCAGCAACTATAAATTTGTCTGTCTTATCATATTTATCTACATATTTATCAAGAAGATTTACAAATTGTTTATAAACTTCTTTTTCTTCAACATATTTTTCTGTTTTCAATTCTTCTAATGTTCTTCCTTGAACTTCCAAAGCTTTTTCATTTACTTCTGAATTTTCAAAAGGTTTTATAAAAAAGTTAAATTTTTCTACATCCTTTTTATCAATTCTTATTATTCCTGAAAGTTGTATTAGTGCAGATTTTTCTGGATTAACTCCACCTGTTTCTGTATCTATAAAAATTATCTTATTCATAATTATCCTCCTAACTATTTAATTTCTTTTTCATTTGTGAATATTCTCTTTTAGTTAATTCCTTAATATCTTTTTTATAGTGCTCTTTTATATAACTTTCCATATCTATATCTACAAATTTACAATATGTTTTTAAATCTTCTAATTCTTTTTGAGTACATTTTTGATTAAATTTTACTAAAATATCATGTGTTGCTTGTAAATCTCTTAAATCTAAACTTCCAAGGTTTTTAGTTTTGTATTTCTTTAAAATTCCTTCGATATCTTCACTTGTAGCTATATTGCTTATAGCTTCACATAGCAAAGATTTTTGATTAATTTTTAATTGATTTTCAAGAACTTCTAAATCTTCAATACTCATCATTCCTATTTCAGATAACTTATATTCTTTTTCATACTCATCTCTGTTTCTTTCATCTACCATTGAATTGATAGAACTGATTAATTGTTGCTTTTTAGCTCTTGAAACTTCTTCATAAGAAGCAACTTCATCTCCATTAAGTCCAATTCCTAAATTCCCTAATGCTCTACCTACTGCCGAAGTTTCTGCATTTTCTACATGAGAAGTTTTATTTACAAGTGAGCTTTTTTCATCTCTTAATTCCATTGCTGTTCCAGTAGATTTTAAAATTCCGTTTTCATCTCTTATGATTACTCTACATGTTGCAACTTCTTGAGTTATTGAAAGCCATTCAGTTTCTAAACTCCAATTTTTAAAATTTTCAGAGCTTCTAAATTCTTTTAATCTCTCAACAACTGGAACATAGTTTTTACCTTTTATATTTATAGTTTTCATTTATTCCTCCTATATGTATCTATCAAATAAATCAAACGGATAATTAACACATTTCCAAATAACTTTAACTATCCAAATAACTTTAAACTTAATTACATCTACAAATGTTGCTTTTGCAATTTTTTTATTTTCCTTTATCTCCATCTTCTCCCTCCATTTCTAAAATCTTTTCAACTGCTTCAACTATTGTTAGTCCTTGTAATTCTTTATCTTTCCAATGTTTTATAAATGTTTTCCAGTGCAGCATTTTTATTCTCCTTTTCTTTCAATTCTTTCTATTATTTGCAATGCTAATCTTAATCCACCATTCATTCCAATTCTTGTTATGTCTTTGTGATAGTCTCCTTTTTCTTCTTCATCTATTTTATTTTTTATTTCTTCTTTTAATTTTTCTATGTTCATTTTTCTCCTCCTTAGAGGGAGCTTTTACACTCCCTATATAAAATCTCTTATTGATAGCCCACGACTTCCGTATGGGTCTTGTTTTTCATATTCCCAGTCATTCACATCCAACTTATTTATTTCTATTTCATTTTCTAAGTCTTTTAAATCTTTTAAAAACTTAGAAAAATCATAGTATTTAGTTTTAAAAGGATAAGTATTATCACTGTGAACAGCAGTTATCTCTATATCTATATAACCTTGTTCCTCTGTGCTATCCCAAGTAGCCACTATTGAAGTGTATTCATCTTCTAAGTATGCTAGGTCTGGAAGTTTGAAATAGTTATCTATTTGTTTTCCATATAAATTATCTGTTTCTGTGTACATTATCCATTGATGGTCTGCAAATTCTAATGTATAGTTTTTCATCTACCCCTCCTGTTATTTTTGTACTTTTACAAAATTTTTTATACTTTTTGTATAAGAACAAATCAAAAAAAATTGAGTGACTGGGTTTACTTTATAATTAATTATACAAAATGTATAAAGAAAAGTCAAGAAATATTTTTACATTTTGTATAAAATATTTTATAATTAAGACAAGGAGGAATTGCTTATGGAAAACAAATCAGAATTTGCAGTATTTTTAAAAAAATATATGGAAGAACACGAATATAAACTTGAAGCATTTGCAGACAAAGTTGGTTATAGTTTTGGATTGATAAGTCATTATATTAATGCTAGAAGAAGTCCATCATATAAATTTATAAGAGAATTTTTTAAAAAATTTCCTCTTACTGAAAAAGAAAAAATTGAAGTATTAGAAATATTAAAGAAAGATAAATTACCTGAAGAAATTATGGAACTTGAAAATTTGTCTAATCCTATGTATAGAGAATTAGATAGTAGGGGTAAAATGCAATTTAAAGAAATTATTGAACAATCATCATTAATGTTTAACGATGAAAATATTTCTGAAGAAGATAAGCAAAAGGTTTTATTGGCTATTCAAGATGCTTTTTATGATGCAAAACAAAAAAATAAAAGAAAGAAATAGCTAGGTGATTAAATGAATATAAAGCTAAGAGTTTTAAATTTAATTGCAAAATATAGAACAAGAAACCCTTTTAAATTAGCTAATTCATTAGGAATAACTGTAATATTTAGAGATTTAGGGGAAGTTAGGGGATTATTTAAAAAAGTGTTGAAAAGGAGGTACATATTCATAAATTCAAATTTAAGTGAGTTTGACCAAAGAATAGTTTGCTGTCACGAGTTAGGGCACGCTATTTTACATTCATCAAGTGAATATCAATTTTTAATAGATAATACAAGGATATTAAGAAAAAGCAGACTTGAAGATGAAGCAAATCTATTTGCTAGTTATCTACTAATATCAGATGATGAAGTATTTGAAGAGTATGACTTCAAAGAAACAGAAACTAATTTTTTGATGCTGGAGGAAATAAAAAAATTAAGAGGAAATTTTTAAAATTTGCTGTATAATAAAATTATCATATAAAATTTTGAGGGAGGTTTTTTATGAAATACAAGATCAGTTTTGATTTTAAAATTATTGATGTATTTTTATTAATGGGTATTTCTTTGATTTGGATAATTCTGACTACTCTTATTTTTAGTTTTATAGCTGGAGCAATAGGAAACTATTTTATAGCTTCATTGTTAGTACCTTTAATTATATTAACTTCATCTATTGCTATTGTGATTCATATTGTTAAATATATTTGTGAAGGAATAACAATTTATCCAGTTACAAAAGATGGAAAAGAATTAAATAAAGAAATTCAAATAAATAAGCCATTATAATTTAGGGGGCATTATGAAAAAGGTTTTATTATTAATTTTTAGTTGTTTTTTATTGTTTTCTTGTAATGAAGAAAAAGAAAATAAAATAGATAATACTCAAAAGAATAACACACAAAAATATTCTGAAATTAAGCTAAATGAAGTCATAAACAAAATTAAAGAAATTAAAAATGACAAAGATTATAAAACTAATAAAGAAATATACATAGACGAAGCAAGAACTGAAAGAGTTAAAGAGGCATATGATGAATTTGAAAATAAAGCAGTCTATAAACATATAAATGAAGATATTATGGACAAAATAAAATTTTCTTTCTCTACAATTTTTTTTGAAAATAATTCTGATATAATGGTGAAACCAGAAGATTTTGATATTTTAGATATGACTGTTATTTTTTCTTGTCCAGATAAAGATTATTTTTCCTTTAATAAAATAACATTGCTTATAGATGGAGAAAAAATGTATTTTAAAACAGAGCCTGGGCAAAGAAATTTAGACCATACAAAAGATTATAGTTATACTATTTTAAATGCTCCTTATAATCTTAATCATGATATGTATGGTTTATTGGGTTATTTAGCTAGAGCTAAGACCATAAAAATTAGATTTGAAAATGATAGAGGGCAACATAAAGATTTTGAAATATCTAGTAAAGAACATGAAAAAATAAAAGATATGTATGAATGGTATAGAGTTTTTTTACTTTTTCAAGGAACAACAGAAATTTTAATAAATGAAAAAAATAAGTCACTTTAAATAGTGACTTTTTACTTGACTTTTACTTATACATAATGTATAATTATTTTTAAGGAGGCTTTATGAAAGTAAATACAAAAAAATTAAAAGATAAATTAGAAAAAATTAGCTTCTCTGACTTAGCTAAATATTTAGGAGTTACAAGAGCCAGTATTTATTACCATTATTATAATTTAAAAAAAGGAAAATTAACTTTAAAATTAAATGTTATTAAAAAAATTTCTGTTTATTTAGTAGATAGAGAGGACTTTTTTTTTGACTAACTCTTATACAAAAAGTATAAAAATCTAAGGCTAGTCCTTAGACACATAGCCATAAGTCATTTTTATCCTAGCTTTCACCCCCTCGAGAGTTAGGTTTCCTCACTTGTGGCTATGCGTGTAAGGTGTAGCTACTGGATAAAACTAAGTCCACGAATATGGGTAGGCTTAGGCTTAGAATCTTATGTTTTATCACTTACAAAAACGTGCCTGTGTAGATGTTCGTTAAAGTTCTGCACAAAAATGCTAAGAAGCTTTTTATAATTTTTGCCTTAGCCGTGTCGTTATAGATTCGTAAATACTATAACTATATGTTTCACCATTTTCTGAGGTTAAAATGGCATTCTTCATACACCTTTTACCTAACACAGAGAAAGCAAGACTTAATCTGTGGACAGACTGACAGCTGGTAAAGGTGTATGATGTAAAACTTTTCTTGCAGTTTCGTATTAATTCGTATTTTAATAAAAAATACATTGAAACTAAAAGAAAAATTTGTCGTATCGATTCGTGATTTTTCAAGATTTATTTAAGACTTTTCAAGATAAATATTAATTTTTTCTATATATATCAATGAAATTATTAAAATTTTTTCAGGAGAAGTTAATAAGAATATGCATAAAATATTTTGAAATATTTCAGATATTAATTTTTTATTGATATCAAAAGATATTTTTAAGCCATAAATATTTTAAAATATTTCAATGTAAAATAAAATTCTAAGAAAATTCTAATAACTTTATTATACATATCAATAGAAAACAAAGAAAAATTTTACATATTCTAAAATAATTAATGCATTATTTTACATCAATATTTCCTACTAAATTTCCTACTTGTGAAATCTTGATGATAAAAGAAATATTAATATTTTTCCTACAAAGTCCAACTAAATTTATTACTTGAATTAGTGGAGGCTATTCATAGCCTGTCAAAGCTCTGGGTAGTCTTCACTAATTGAATTAATAAAAGAGAGTTAAGACAGGCTCTCCAAATATACAGGAGGTTATATAAATGGCTAAAAGGTATTATTGGTTAAAACTTAAAGAAGATTTTTTTGAACAAAGAGTTATAAAGAAATTAAGAAAGATAGCGGGAGGAGATACATATACTATCATTTATTTAAAGTTGCAATTATTAGCAATGAAGAATGATGGAAAATTAGTTTTTGAAAATGTGGAAGATGATTTTGCTTCTGAAATGGCTCTTGAATTAGATGAGGATATAGAAAATGTAAAAGTGACATTAATGTACTTAGAAAAAAATAATCTTATAGAAACAATTTCAGATGAAGAATATTTTTTACCAGAAGTTTTATCAGTAACAGGCAGTGAAACTGCTAGTGCTATCAGAGTTAGAGAGCACAGAGAGAAAAAGAAAGCGTTACAATGTAACAACAATGTAATCACAAAGAAACAAGATGTAATAGAAGTGAAACAAGAATGTAGCGTAGAGAAAGAGAAAGAGAAAGAGATAACAACTAATATAAATAATAATAATATAATAAGTGACCAAGAAGAAAAAGTTGTTATTAATTCTAATGGAGCATTACAGCAAGAAATAAAAATGCTCTTAGGAGTAAGAAAAATAAAAGTATATGACATTATAAAACTCAATAAACCTATTGAGCGTATCAAGTTTGTTATAGATTTTTGTAATAAGAATAATAAAGCAGATGGATATTTATTCAAGGCATTAAAAGATGATTGGGAGTTAAAAGAAGTCCAGCAAGAAGAAAAGGTTTGCTATTTAACTAAGCCAAAAGAAGCATATAAGGAGCTGGTGTAAATGAAAATTGACACTATATGCTATGAAGAAAAAGCCTTAGTATCAATGCTATATCTAACAAGTGATGTAGCTTGTAAGAATAAAATAAAAAATATCCCAACTAAATATTTTTCTAGTCTAGTTCAAAGTTTTATAAAAAAATATAAGACTTATGAGATGAAAAATCTATCAGTTGATAGTTTATTGGAAGAAAATGAGTATAAAAGTTTTTTATCAGAAGCTTTTGAATTACCAGTTGTAGTATTGGAAGAAAATATAGATAAATATACAAAAGTCCTTGAAAATAGATACTATAAAAACTGTATTATAGAACTTTCTAACACTCCAAACGAATTGATAAAAGAGAAAATCAATGAATTGCATTCGGAAGTTGTGAAAGAAAATGATAAAAGCATAAAGGTTGCTGATATTAAAGACCTTGAAAGCTTGTTTTATGAGAGTTTAGAAGAAAATGAGGTAGTCAAGACTGGTAAATTTAGACTTGATAAATACTTAAAATTCACAAAAAGAGATTTACACATTATAGGAGCAAGACCAGGAGTTGGAAAATCTGCTTTTGCTTTATATGTAGCACTTATGATGGCACAATTTTCAAGAGGTTTGTTTTTTAGTTTAGAAATGCCATTAAAACAGATAGCACAAAGAATTATCAGCAACCAAACGAGGATAGAACTTGATAAACTAACAAACAAAGAAAAATTTAAGGAATTAACATCAGATGAAAAAGAGTTAGTTAATGTTTTATTCAAGAAGTTGCTAAGAAAAAGTAATTTAATTCTTTATGATGGAAACTTTAAAATTGATGAATTAGAGGAGTGCATCAAGAATGAAAAAGAAATAAACGGGCTTGATTATATAGTGGTGGATTATTTGCAGTTAGTAAAATCTAGCAAATCAAGTAGATATGAACAAATAACAGATGTATCTATAAGGCTAAAACAAATAGCTAAAGATTATGATATAGCAGTTATTGCACTATCCCAATTATCAAGAGATATTGAAAAGAGAGTTGACAAAGATATATACCTTGCAGATTTCAGAGAAAGTGGGCAAATAGAACAAGATGCCTCAACTATCTTAGGGCTTACAACAGAGCCAACAACAACTGAATATAAAGAACTTATGAAAGTACAAATATTGAAGAACAGACAGGGACAACTTGGAGTAATGAAATATGAGTATTATAAGAAAAATCAAACATTTTTTGAGGTGTAAGTAAGTGGACGAATTAAAAAAACTAAAAGAAGAAAATGAGGAACTAAAAAGACAAATTGAAGAAATAAAATTGTCTTACAATATATTTTTTTGGGCAGTAATTACATTAATGATTTTTGGAATAAAAATAATAATAGGAGGCTAAAATGAATTTCGATGAAAAAATGGCAACAGAAATGGAAGAATTTAACAAAAGTTACAAAGGAGAATTAGAAGAATACTCTAAAATTGGAAATTATGAGAATTTTAAAAAAATTAAAAATAGATTAGAAAACTTAAAAAAATATGATATAAGAACAATTAAAAATATTTTAGTTATAAAAAATGATGAGGTAACTGTTTATTTTTATTTTTTTAGTTTTAATTATACTGACCACAATGTAGAAATAGAAAAATATCTTAATTATGAAAATTATAATCTATATGCATCAATAGATGCACAATTTATTAATCTAAACGAATTAAATAAAATGGCATTTACAATGGCACAAGTTAAAGATATAGCAGATGAAGTTATAGGAGGAACAGATGGTAATTAAAAAAATAGAAACAAGAGATTATTTAAGAGGTTTAATAACTAAAACTAACAAAGAAGCTGGAGTTATTTATAATGCTGGTAAATTAAACAGCATAAAAGAATGTGAAGATTATTTATTAAATCTAGTTAAAAATCTAAGACATAAGAAGCAAGATAATAAGGCTTATGTTAAAGAAATTGATAGTTTAAAAGAAGAAATTGAAATTTTAAATAAAAATTTAGCAATTGCAAATAGAGAAAAAGCAAATTTAAAAGACAAATCCCAAAAACTAGAAACAGAAAGAATATTTTACATTACACAAGCTAAGGAAGCTGGAGAAAAAAGAGAGGAAGCTGAAAAAGAAAAAGAATATTATAGAAATCATGCTAAATACTGGAATGATAGTTATTATCAAAAAGATGATAAATTGAATAGAGCAGAAAATTTAAACTTTTTCTTTGGTGTATTAGTATTTGTAGAGGCTATCTCAATAGCAATGTTAATCTGGAAGTGATGAGATGAAACAATGCTATACAATACCATACAAGCCAGATTCAATGAATACACACTGGCGAATAGCAAAGAATGGAGGACAATACTTATCAAAAGCTGGGAGAGAATTCAGGGATAATGTTCAAAACTATATAAAACTTTACAAGTATAAAACTTATGAAAAATCTGTAAAAGTTAAATTAGATTTATATTTTGCAGATAAAAGAACAAGAGATTTAGACAATTATTTTAAAGCTATATTAGACAGTTTCAAAGGCTTTTTATATTTGGATGATAAACAGATAGACAAGATAGAGGCAACAAAGCATATAGGAGCTGGGAAGAACTATTTTATAATAGAAGTGGAGGAATTATAATAGATGGCATTAGTAAGAATTAGACATATCCCAAATCTTATACACAAGTTGGGAGATGGAGAGTATCGGATCAAGGTTAAAGATGGCAGAATAGTTATATTTTCCAAGAATAACAGATATGAAAATGAAGAGATAAAAAAGATTTTAGATGAAATCAAGGAAAATGAAAAAGATGAGCATTAAAAACTCATCTTTTTATTTTTTTATAATTCTCTATAAACGTTACATTCCCAACTTCTTAAAAGTGGTAAACCTTTATATTCATTTTTATATTGGCTTTCATCTATATTAGTTTCTATACAATAGAATTCTAATGTTTTTTCTCCAGTATCTTCACCATATCTATTTAATTGTGGAGTTGAATATGCTTCCCACATTTGATATTGGTCTTTTGCTCCATAACTTAATTTAGTACCACAAGGGCTCACATTACTATCTGTTATTACATATCCTACTAATTTTTTCATTTTAATACCTCCATAAAATTTATTCCCTTTCGGGTACATTTCATGTTTCAAGTTCATCTTTACACTATTATAATAACATATTGTAAACAATATGTCAATACTTTTTTTAATTATTTTTTTTATTTTTTATAATTTCTTCTATCACCTCCATTTCTTCAATAGTTGCAAATTCTTTTATAAATCTAAGGCAGGTACTTTTTAACCTGCTCCTATTTGCTTTAGCTTTCGCTTCTGGGTTTTTTTCTAAATATCTTTTTGTTGCTTCTGTTTGTTGCTTCTGGGTTTTGTACCCTCTTCTTTTTTCTTCCATTTGTTCCCTCCTTGTATATGTGAGGGGCTTTTTTACCCCTCTATAAATTTTTTGTCCATTTTTATTAAGTTATAATTTTTATCTTTTCCAAAGAAAATTTCATAAATAGATAACCATCTATCTATATTTATCTTTTCAGAAGAGATTCCAAAATTATCATTTACATATAATTTTTTATTTTCTTCATAAACAGTTATTACTTTTCCATCGTTCCAGTCCATTAATCTTGAAAATTCTTTCATTTTTATCACTCCTATTATTGATTTTTTTGCTAAGAAGTGATATAATCTAAATGGTTGAATGCTAAGATTACATCACTCTTAGTTTACCCCTCGTGTGAGGGCTGGTAAAAATTACTTATTCTTTTTAGTTATTGTAAGCGAGAACGACCAAGAACCGATTACAATTATAAATTGAATTTTCATTTTTATCACCTCCTTCCATCGAGGTACTTTAATAATATCATATTGTTTACAATATGTCAATACTTTTTTTAAAATATTTTTGTAGAACTCAAAAAGTCCAATAATATCAATAGAAAAAAGTGTAAAAAAATTTTTTTAAAATTAAATAAAATAATATCTTACAATCAAAATTTTAATTAAAAGTAGATGGGATATATAAGAAGAAGTTTATAGAAATATAAGCAACTTTTTATGTATCCCATTTTTTTATTTTTTCACAGGAGTTTTTTATGAAAACATATAAAAATTTTTTGACATAGGTTTCAGAGATGCACCAGTTTTATTTGCATTAGGAAAATTACACATAGGAAGCTATATAGATACACATACAACATTGCTAAATAAGGTGTTAGGATTAAATTTAGAATTTGAAACAGAAAAAGAAAGTTTAGATATAAACAGAAATTCAAAAGAAATAATAAGGTTCGAAGATATTGAAGGGCAAGTTTTATTTGGAAACTTAGCACAAGGAACTATATATTGGGAGCATTTTAGTGATAAGAAATTATTGAACAAAGTTGAAAAATTGGAGCCAAATTATAGGCATAAAATACTTTGGTACAAGCAAAAACGAGGTAAAAAATGAATAGAATAAAAGCGCCATTCCCGTATTTTGGGAATAAAGGTAGATTTTACAAAGAAATAAGAGAAATTTTTATAAATAACTATAGAAATAATTTTATAGATGTATTTGCCGGAGCAATGGAAATACCGCTATCTTTAAAAAATGAATTTAAGGATTTAAAAGTTACAGCTAATGTAAAAGATGGAAAAATAGAAAGTTTATTAAAATTAGATCCTTTAGCATTACATCAAAAATGTCTTAAATATCTTAACTATGATAAAAGTGTTAGTGCAAGGGATTTATATAAAACAGATAAAAGTAAATTTGATGAATATAACAAGAAATTTAAAGAGATATTTTTTGAAATATGTCCTTGCTGTGGTTTAAAAATTAAAAATAGTAAAGAAAGTAAAAACAAATATTTTGATGATGCTGAAAAAAAGGCATTGCTTTTGCTTTTTGGTTTTGGAGGATTTAGTGAAAATTTAAATGCCTCTTTTTATTCAGAAGATAAACTGAATAAATTAAGATACTACATGGAAACAATAGAAAAAATAACAGTTACAAATAGTATGTTTAACGAAAATGAAACATATGAAAATAGTTTTATACTTCTAGATCCGCCATATATTCAAAAAACAGTAAAGAAAACTAATAAACTTATAGGTTATGATTATGCAAATAATAATGGCGTGGCTTGGGATACAGATGATGATACAAGACTAATACAATTTATAAAAAATAATTTAAATAAGAATAATGTTTTTTTAGTCTTTGGAAGTATAGGAAATAATTTATCTGAGTTATTAAAAGAAAGCTTTAACTGTAAGTTTATAGAAAAAGAGTATAACCATCGTACATTTGGTAAAAGTACAGTAAGAATAGAATATTTTTGCTTAATTAAAGATTAAAAAAAAGTAGGTGATAGCAATTGCTAAAAGTAAATATGAAACAGTTGTTAAACCAAGACTTGTAGAGATAGAAGCTTGGAAAAGAGATGGATTAACAGATGAACAGATATGTAAAAACTTAGGAATCAGTGTAGATACATTTTATAAGTACAAGATTAAATATACTGAGTTTTCTGAGGCAATAAAAAAAGGTAAAGAAGTTGCAGACATAGAAGTAGAAAATGCTTTATTTAAAAGAGCAATAGGCTACAAATATAAAGAAGTTATAAAAGAAGTTAAAGAGATAGACGGAAAGAAAAGCACTTATATAAAAGAAGTAATAAAAGAAATGCCAGGAGATGTAGGAGCACAAATCTTTTGGCTAAAGAATAGAAAACCAAGTAAATGGAAAGATAAACAAGACATAGATATAGAAGATAATAATGTATCTATAACTATTAATGGAGTTAAAAGAAATGGAAATTAATATACAAGCTAATGAGCATTTTATTGATTATCTAAATAACTGGGATAAGAGATTCTATTACATTGTTGGAGGATATGGAAGCAGTAAATCATATCACACAGGATTAAAGCTAATATTAAAAGCTATTCAAGAGAAAAGAAGAATATTAGTTGTAAGAGCAGTTTACAGGACCATAAAAGAGAGTTGCTTTTCACTTCTAAAAGGAATTATAAGTAATTACAACCTAAATGGTTTATTTAGTTATACAGTAAACCCACTACACATAAGATGTAGGAATGGGAGCGAGTTTATATTTATGGGATTAGATGACACTGAGAAATTAAAGTCCATTGATAATGTGGATATAATTTGGATTGAAGAATGTTCAGAAGCAAGTTACAACGCTTTTAATGAGTTGAACGGAAGATTAAGAGCATTAGGAAAAGACTTACATATATTCTTAACTAATAACCCAGTTAGCATTAATAATTGGACTTATGAAAGATTTATCAAAAAAGCAGGAATAGATGAAGAAGAACTTTATCAAAATAGGATCATAACAACAGATGATACATACTACCATCATTCAGTTGTTGAGGATAATGCTTTTGTTACTGATGAATATATAAAGCAATTAAAGAACTTTGAAACTTATGATATTGAAAGATACAGAATAGCATATCAAGGAAGATTCGGAATAGTTGGAGAAAGAGTATTTACAAATATTCAAAAAGCTAAAGATATAGAAGTACAAGCAACAGTTAAAGAATTAAGCAAATACGGTTTAGGAAATCTATATGATGGATTAGATTATGGTTTTAGTATTTCTTATAATGCTTTAGTTAGAATGGCTATAGATAGGGAAAATAACGTTCTATATGTTTATGATGAATTATATAACAAGAACTTAATCACAAGCGAATTAATAGCTTCTATGAGTTATATTAAGCAAAAGCATAGAGAAATAATAGCCGACAGTGCAAGACCTGAAACAACCGAAGAAATAAGACGATCAGGATTCAAGATTATTAATTGTGAAAAAGGTGCAGGAAGTGTATTAGATGGATTGCAGAAATTAAGGAGCTTTTACAAGATTATAGTTTCTGATAAGTGCAAGAACACATATAGAGAACTTACTGAATTATGTCATGAAAAAGATAAGAACGGAAATTACTTAGAAAATAAATTCACAATAGACCCACATACAGTTGATGCAATGAGATACGGATTAGAGAAGTATAAGGCTACTACATTTAAAAATGGAGAAATAAGAAAGCCACTAGGAGTTTAAATATGGAGAAATCAAGGATATTAAAAGCATATAACGAGTATATTCAAACTGATATTCACAAAAACTGTGAAAAATACAGGAAGTTATCAGATGGTAAAAGTGCAGATGTATTTTTTGCAGATGTTAGAGCAAGAGTAAATCTTGAATATATGGGAATAGTAAACAAGCAAGGATATATGAGTACTTATTCTATGAGTAATGGGAGCCTTGTAAGTGATAGCAAAGGTTGCAACTTAAAAGATTTAGTTGCAAGTAATGGGATATTACAAGCAACAACTAGGCTTTATGCAGAATTTGCAACAAGTAAGAAGTTAGTAACTAATCAGAAAGATTTTGAGTTAATAAAAGATTTTGATTTAGATGATTTACTAGGCAAAGCTATGGTTATTCAATCTTGGGCTGGGAGATTGCTTTTAAAAGGAGTTACAGAGTTAGAAAAATTTAGTTTCTATCCAGTAACACCAAAAGATTATTTTCCAATTAGAAATGAATATAATCCAAAACTTATAGATGGATATGTAATTTATAACTTATCAACAGATGATAAAAATAAAAATACTCTTATATGTGAAATCTATGAACTAGATAGTATTGAGTATAGAGCATTTAAAATAACTGATAATTCTATAAGTGAAAAACCTTATCCTTATGATTTAACAAAAAATGGAATGATTGAAGATGGATTAGGTTATAAAGATAATAAAGCTCAAGGTTGGGCAGTAGTAGAAATAGAAAATATATTTGGTAAAAGTGATTATAATGATGATTTAGTTGGCAATGTAAGGGAGTTAGTTATTGGAGATACATTAACATCACAAGCATTTCAAAAGGTAGCTAATCCATTATTGCAAGTTCCAGACAGTGTTATAGAAATAGATACAAATGGTTGTAGCACTGTTAGACTAGACGGAAGAGTAATAGTTGTAAATAAAGATGATAAGGAAGTTAAGCAAGTACAATTAGAGACTAAAACTCAAGAATGGAAGTTACAAAAAGAAGATATCAAAAATGATATTTATAAACAATTAGGAGTAAATGATTTAGCTTTTGGAATTGATTTAGGAGGATCTATTGCTTCTGGAGAAGCTAAAAGAAGAAGTTTGGAGCGTACTATTGCAACAGTTGAAAGCAAAAGGAGTAAATGTATCACTGGAATTAAAAACATAATTCTATGGGGCTATAAGAAGTTAAAAGGGCAAGAAATAAATTTAGAAATAGAAGCACAAGACATATTAAGTTTATCTTTAACAGAAAAAATGGCAATAGTTGTGCAAGGAATACAAAATAATTTAATGAGTTTAGAAACAGCTATTAAGTTTTTAGGTATCTTAGGAAAGAATGCAGATGAAGAAATTGAATTAATAAAAACTAATATAGCATACCAAGAAAAGCTAATTAACATAATGAATACATTAGCAAGTATTACTAGAGAGGAAGCATTACAAGTTAAACTTGAAGAACTTTCAAAAGATATTATGAAAGATTTAGGACTTGAAGTTAAGGAGGAATAGCATATGTTCCCAGTAGCTCAAGAAAATAAATTAAGGCTTATATTTGAATTTTACACAAAAAAGAGAGTAGGTAGAGCAAAAAAAGCTATTAATAATGGGCAATTACCACTCTTTGAATTAACAGATGATGAGAAAAGAAACATTATAAAAGAATTAACAAAAGTTGCTATTGAAGTGAATTTATCTACTTTTGAAAGTTGGAGAACATTAACAGATGATGATTTAAAGAGAACAGATCTAACTGGGGCTAAATACTGGATAAAAAAGAATTATGATTTATTTAATAATACAACTGTAACAGCAGATAAATTAATGGATATAAGACAACAAAGAATAATAGATACAATCAAAAATTATAATAGAAATTTAGATGTATTAAAAAATGGAGAAGTCCCAAAGTCTACATTAAATGCTTTGAAGCAAGATATAGCTAATAATAGAGCTAGCAAAGAGATTAAAGACATTGTTAAGAGTATAGAGAATGGAACATATACAAATAATGATGTTGATAAACTCCAAAAATGGCTCAATAACAGAAATGAGAATCTTGCAAGAAATGAAACAGGTAATTTATACGCTCAAGAATGTAAAGACTTAATGATTGAGAACGGTATTGAACATTTTGTTTGGCACACTATGAAAGATGATAGAGTAAGAGAGTCACATGCTGAACGAGAGGGCTTAGTATTTAGTATCAATGATGAATTACCAGGAGAAGATTTTAATTGTAGGTGTTGGGCTGAGCCAATAAGATTAAATTAATTTTGTGTGAGAAATTGCATGAGAGGAGAAACAATGGAATTAAAAGACGGAGTTTTAATATTAACAGATGAAGAAAAGAAAATGCTAGGAAGTAATGAGGGTAAAAAATGGCTAACTGATAATAAGTTTATGATTGAAACAGTAAAGGAAGTAGACAAGCCAATCACAGCAGAGGCAGTAACTAATTTCATAAGTAAAAATCAAAGCTTATCAGACAAAATTTATAATGAAAGTGCTATTAAATTCTTAAAATCAAAATTAGGAGATAAGGTAACTTCTGATGATTTAGGAAAAGAAATAGTATTTAAAAATAGTTTTGATGATTATAAAAAGGAAGCTATAAAAACAGCTGCAAGTTTTGCACTAGGAGCAATATCACCTAAATATAGTTCAATGCTTGTGAATGCAGTAGACTTCTCAAAATTAGATATTAAAGATGGTAAAATAACAGGTTTTGATGAGCAAGTTGCTAACTTTAAAACAACTTATCCTGATTTATTTAATGAAAAGGGAAGCACTACACCACCATCATTGCCAACTAATGATGGTAATTCAAAAGTTAAATATGAGGACTTTATCAAAATGTCAGATGTAGAAAAATCAAAATTAACAGATGAACAATTAAAAGAAATATTAAGAGAAGAATAGGAGGCTATAAATATGTCATATAACAATTTTAAACCAGAAGTATGGACTGAATTAACAAACAGAAACTTAAATAAAGAATTAGTATTTGGAGCATTAGCAAACAGAAACTATGAAGGTAAAATAGAAAACTTTGGAAGTGCTATAAGAGTGCCAAGTATTGGGTCAGTAACTGTTGGAGATTATACAGGAGCAGATATAACATTCCAAGAAGACACTGGAGCATATCAAACAATCAATATAAATAAAGCTAAATATTTTGCTTTAAAAATGGATGATGTTGATAAGGCTCAAGCTATACCAGGAGTAATGGAAGGATTAACTGAACAAGCTATTTATGAAATGGCAGATGTTGTTGATACAGAACTGGCTAAGTTATATTCAAAATGTAAAAACAAAGTTGCAGGAGTTATAGGAACTAACAAAATTACAGATTTAATTATAAATTTAGCAGTGCAAATGGATAAAGACAATGTACCTACTGCTAACAGATGGTTAGTTGTATCGCCAGAAGTTTATGGGCAATTAATTAAAGAAACTCCAACTGTTTCAACAGGAGAAAATACACTTGGAATAAATCAAAGTTATTTTGTTGGAAATTGGGGAGGATTTACAATTTATAAATCTAATAATGTTCAATTAACTGGTAAAAAATATCACTGTATAGCAGGAGTAAGTTCAGGCTTAACTCTTGCAATGCAAATAAACAAAATGGAAGCTGGAAAATTTGAAAAATCATTTGGAGAGTATGTAAAAGGATTACAACTATTTGGTTGTGATGTTATAGAAACAGAAACAGGTAAAACAAAATTACTATGTGAATTAGAAATATCACAAGCATAATGGAGAGTTAAAAGCTCTCCCCTTGCTTTTAAGGAGGTTATGAAGTGATAGGTTATGTTAGTTTAGATGAAGCTAAAAACTTTATAAAAAACAGGTATGAGGAAGTATCTGAACAAGAATTATCAAAAGGCTTATATAAAGCATTAGATAAAATTGAAAGTTTAATGATAAGAGATAGTGGAAAATCAGATAAACAAGAATTAATATTCCCTAGAATTAATGAATTAAAAGTACCTGATGAAATTAAAAAAGCACAGATACTGGAAGCATATTCAATAGTTAAAGACTTTGAAGATGATAATACAAGTGATATTGAAAAAGGCATTGCTAGTAAATCAATAGGGGATATGTCTATAAGTTATACAGCAAATAATACAAATAAAATAGGAGCAACTATATTTGCAAGTTCACAAGCTAAATCTATTCTATATAAATATGTAAGGAAGACATATGATTGGAGTTAAAGTTCAATTTACTACAAGTAGTTTAAAAAAGTTTGCAGATATAGAAAAGCAATTAAATTTGTTAGCACAATGGAAGTTAGTTGTACAGTTCAATGAAGATAATGTAGAAGCTAACGGGCAAAAAGTTGAGTTGATAGCAATGTGGCTAGAGTATGGGAGTGAGGGTTTTAATGTTCATTATCCTGCAAGACCATTTTGGAGAACAGCAATAGATGCTAATATGCAAAGAATTATGAATAGATTTATATTTAATGCTAATCAAGTTGCACAAGGTAAAATGCAAGCCAAGCAATGTTTTGAAGATATAGGAAAACAGATAGTTCAATATATTAAAAAAAGCATAGAGCAAGGAAGTTGGGCAGACCTTGCAGAAAGCACAATAAAAGCAAAAGAAAGAAAAGGAAGTACAACAAAACCTTTAATTGACACTAGGACAATGGTTAATAGTTTAGAGTACATAGTTAAGGAGATTTAAAATGAAATTTAAGTTATCGCAATTTGCTAAAAGTGAGTTAAGAAAATATCAAGTAACTAGAAAATCTGAATATGACATGCACAACCCAGATGGAGCAGAAGAAGTTTATTATTGGGATATGGTTATTTATAAAAAAACTTTAAAAGTAGCAACTCCTGATGTTAATGCTGGGATAAAACTTTTAAATCAACTTAATGGCAAGATACTTAAAAGCTATGGATTAAAGCTAGGAGATATTATAACAGTTGAAAATATCAATTATAGAGTAGTTGAGATATTACCAAGATTATATGCAGATTTTAATGAGTTTGTGTTGGAGATGATGAAAGATGAATAACATAGATTTAGAAATATTATTCCTTGAGAAAATAAAAGAATTAAATAATAAATTTCAAGTTATTCCATTTGAACATCTTTCAAAAGTAAATGGGCAACTGAAATTACCAAGAGTTATAGCAAGGACTATTTCTAATAATGTAATTCATAGATATACAAATGAAAGAGAAGATACAGAAAAATACGGAGTTTTTAAACAAACAAACATAAACAAGCATATAATAAGTTTTTCATTTACTCTAAGTAAAAAAGACAGTTTTATAGATGTAGCAATAATTAGAGATTATTTTACAAATATAGAAGCTATAAATTGGTGGATTAAATTAAATGGTCTGAACTTAGTTATTGAGGAAGTTGGAGAACTAAAAGACATTACAGATTATTCAACAAGTGATTTATTAGAAAGATATGTATTTGATGTAGTTGTAAGAACTTCTAAAGAACTAAAAACAGAAATAGAAATTATAAAAGATGTAGATTTTGAAATAAAAGGAGGCAATTAATGGCAATAATATTAGGTGCTGAAAAGAAAATAGTATTTTTAAATACTCACAAGCCAAGTCCAGTTGACCAAGCAACAGTAAATGTAATTGGTGTATTTAGTACCAAGAAAGCTATAACAGAGCAATTAATCACAAGTATTAAAGATGTAACAGGAGTTGCAGAAAGTGATGATGTTTATAAGCTATTACAAGCTTGTTTTAATGGTGGAGCAAAACAAGTCTTAGTATTTGGTAAGGTAGTAACTGGAAACAATTACAAAGACTTATTTGATAGTGTAAAAAATGATTGGTTTGGTACTGTAACAGATGAAACTGATTTAGAAAAAATAGCTTTAATATCTAAAGAAATTGGAGCAAGACAAAAAATGCTATTTGCACAAGTTAAAAAGGATGAAGACATAATGAATTCTGAATCTAAGATAAAAGCAATAGCAGAGGATACAACAGCATTATTTTTCAACAAAAATGAAGAACTTACTGCAGGAGCAGTTGCAGGTTATTCAATACCACAATTTCCAGGAAGTGTTTTGATAGCTAATAAACTTATAAATGGAGCAGTTGAAAGTGGATTAACAGGAGCAGAACAAGGAGTATTAGACAAGAATAAATCTAACTATGTTGCAAGAATGAAAGGTCAATTAGGGCTTGCTAATGGAGTAACTGTAACAGGTGATCCGATTGATTTTATTCACTGTGTAAAAGCTTTACAATTTAGACTTGAAGAAGATATTACATTATATTTAAAATCTACTCCAAAGCCTACATTTGCAGATGTAGACCCATTGAAAGCAGTTATTTTAACTAGATGTAAACAGTTTGAAAGAATGAAAGCATTGATTGAAGATAAAACTGTAGTTGATATAGTACCACTTGAAGAAATACCAAAGAATGATATTTTAAATGGTAAATTAACAGGTGTAAAAATCACAGTTTACTATGCTTATGGTATTAGAGAATTGTCAGCTGATTTATTCTTTGAAGTCTAGGAGGTGCTAAATGGCAAACACATATAATTACAATAGTAAAAATTATGAATTAATTATAGGTAAAACAAGAGTTGAAGATTATGCAGAAGATGCAAAAATTACTATTGAATATGATAGTGATTTTAAAAGTTTAACAAAGGGTATTGATGGAGCAAGAAGCATAAATCAACACAATGATTATGATGCAGTTATAAAGTTTAAAATATTGCAAAATTCTCCATTGAACTTAAATTTTAAACAACTTGCACTAACAGAGGGAGAAAAAGGGACTTTCCCAGTTACATTTATAAATAAAGGATTAGATGGAACATTAGGAGCATTCTCAGCAAAAGGTTTCTTTAAGAAAATACCTAATTTAGAAATAGGTACAGATGCAAAAGCATTTGAGTGGGAAGTACAATGTATAAATTTAAAATTAGCTTAATAGGGTAGTTTTTTAACTACTCTATTTTTGGAGGTAATAATGGAAAAGAAAGTAATAAAAATAAATAATTTGGAAGTAACTGTAATGGAGCAACCTGCTAGCTATGTTCTTAACTTAGAAAAGAGAATAGGTAGAACAAGAATAGTTGATTATACAAAAGAAATTTTAAAATATCCTAGTGGAGTTAATCCAACTCTTGAAGAAATAATTGGGATACCTGAATACATAAAACATAATGATTTAGAATTAAGATTAAATTATAATGATGGACTTTACACAATGGAACAACTATTTTTAGCAGGAATTGACAGTGTAGTATTTACAGGAGAAAAGTTTTTAAAACTATTAAATAAAAATGTAGATGATTTTAAATATAAAGAAATTGAAGAAATAGGACTATCAGTTTGGGAGCAAGTGAAAAATATAGCTTTCTGTGGTTTTATTATGAATACATTTCGTGGAATGTAACTTGAATTATAATGCAGAAAGTATTGAAAATATGATAACTGTATATGGATATTTTATAAAAGATTTTGAAAGGGCAGAAAATTATTCAGTTAAAAAATTAGAAGAATATTTAGATAGAATTTCAAAGATGAATGAGGTGTAATAATGAGTGTAGTTGGAGCATTAAAATTTAATATAAATACTTTTTTAAATTCACAAGGCTTTCAACAATTCAAAGCTAATTTAAAACAATCTATGAGTTTAAGCCAAAGATTTAATGAAGTAACAGGTAGTACACTAGGAAAATTAGCTATTGGATATTTTTCAATAAGTGCTCTTGTAGGGCAATATAATAAAGCTGTTGAAGCTAGTAACTATCAAATTGAACAAGAAGCTAAATTATATAACACTTTAAGAGCTCAAAATTTTAGAGATGAGCAAATAAAATCTATTGTAGATTTAACTTCAAGTTTACAAGGTTTGGGAGTTGTAGGAGATGAAGTAACTATTGCAGGGGCACAACAATTAGCAACTTATAGATTGCAAGAAAATAGTATAAAAGCTTTATTACCAACTATGCAAGATTTATTGGTAAAACAAAAAGGCTTGAATGGTACAGGGCAAGATATGGAAGGTATTGCTAATGTTTTTGCTAAGGCTATGAATGGGCAATCAATGATTTTAAAAAGAAATGGAATTATTTTAAGTGAAAGAGAAGAACAATTATTAAAAGTAGGAACAGAAGAACAAAAAGTTGCTTTACTTACAGAAGCAGTAAGAAGAAGCATAGGAGAACAAAACAAAGAAATGTTAAAAACTCCTGAGGGGAAAATAACATCAGCTAAAAATAGAATAGGCGATTTATACGAAGTTTGGGGAATGTCTATAAGAGATACAAGAGCAAAGTTCTGGGAATTTATAGCAGATAATGCTGAGGGTATTCAAGACATAATCACTAAGGTATTTAAGGCTGGTGGAAGTTTTGTAGACACATTTTTAGGAGTTTTTAGAGATATAAAAAGAGGTTTTAATGCTTTACCTGATGGGGCTAAGAATGCTTTTAAAATTATAGGTGGTTTAGCACTTGCTACTAAATTTCCACTTGTTACATTAGGTTTAGCTATTGAAGATGTATTTGCCGCATTTCAAGGAAAAGAAAGTTTTACAGAAGATGGAATCAATGCACTATTAAAATTCACTGGAACAGATTATAGATTTGCAGATTTAAGAAAAGGTGTATCAGACTTTTGGAAGTTATGGACTGAGGGAGCAGACAGTGGGATTGAAAAAATAACACTTACAACTAAGGTTTTAACAGATTTGTTAGATGTTTTAAAAGGTGGAGCAGGTCTTTTGCAAATGATATGGGGATCAACAGGTGGAGTTGTAATTGATTTTGGGAAGAATACATATAAAGCATTGACTGGAGATTTTAAAAATATGAATTGGGACAATACTACATCAAATATCGGTAATGGTTGGGATAAATTATATGGTGCAGGACAGCATATGAATAAAACTAGTAAAATGCACGATGAACATTTACTTGAAGAAGCTACAAAAAATATAAAAAAACAAGCAGAAGTAGAAGAATATAGAAGAAAAAATCAAAATACCTTTGGAATACCAGTTGAGAAAGATTTTGTAATACCATATCAACCTGTTAATTCTGCTAATATTCCTGATTTTAATAAGTTACTTGAGCCTAAAACTTTTGATAGCAAAGTTATGAATGGAGCAAAAAAAACAGTAACAACTAATCAAACAGTTAATTATAATCCTACATTTAAAACAGATGTAACTATAAATGAAAGTAAAGATGGTAAAAATGGTTTTGAAGATATAGTAAAAGTTGTTATGCAAAAAGCAAAAGAGGAAGAAAGAAGAATAAAAGCACAAGTAGGAATGGGTCTTACATATTAGGAGGTATTATGAGTTTTTTTAAACAAGCAGTTGATATGGCTCTAAGTCTATTAGAAAACTCAAATCAAAGCTATATACAAGATATACCACTTGAAGTTATATCAGAAAAAACAAGAAGTTTACCAATGACTTTACCAACTAAGAGGGTTGAGAATGGCTTTAATATAAGTGATTCAGTTAGAAAAGAGCCAATGATTATAAATATTACAGTTGTAGATAATAGCAAAGATTACTTATTAAATAGAGATAAACTTTTAAAGTTACAGGAGCAAGGCGAAGAAGTTCAGTTTGTTTTTTCTAATCGTGATACTTACGAGCATATGATTATTGAAAATATAGAGGAAATAGAAACTGACAAGCAAAAGTATGGTTTTACTTACTATATAACTTTAAGACAAATTCAAGTTGGAGAGATTAAAGAAACTGATGTAAAAATGGATAGTAAAAAAGCTAAAACTTCTGGTGGTAAGAAAAAAAGAACTACAGCTAAGGTAAGTAGTCCAACAAATGCAGAAAAAAGTAAAGTTAATAATGTTACAGGTGGCTCACAAGATAGGGGTAAAAGTTCAGCAAAGAGAATTTTTGGAGGCTAAAAAATGAAAGCAATAGAAATAGATACAACAGGAATTGAAGAAAGAGGAATAATAGCAGAATTACCTAATAATATCAATTTAGAGCTAATTTATAATACTTATGATAGTTTTATATATCTTTCAATTTTAGATAGTTTAAATCATAGGATAACAGGCTTTAACAAGCTAGTTCCTAACATTGATTTTTTAAGTTTAGTAAGAAATGAAGAAAACTTACAATTAAGATGTATAAAAATTAATGAATTTGCAGAAGAAAAGGATAAAATTACTCCTCAAAACTTGAATAAAGATTATAAATTTTTCTTGATAGGTGATGATTATGGCGAAGTTATGGAAGCAAGTTAGATTAATAACAATAGGAGAAATATTATTTGATTATGAGCAATTAGATATTGATTTTGAAGTTAAGTGTACTGATGATAATAAGAGTGATATAGCAACTATAAAACTATATAATTTATCAGAAACAACAAGGCAAAAATTAAAACTTAATCAAGATGTATCTATTGATGCAGGATATAGAGAATTACACGGAGTTATTTTTAATGGGATAGTTGAAAGTATAACAACTTCAAGAGATGAAAATGATTTTATAACTACTATTGAAGCTACTCCAAATAATAGGGCATATACTAATACTATTATAAATAGACAATTCAAAGCAGGTATAAAAGCAAGTGAAGTTATAAAGCAAATTGAAAAAATGTGTAATTTTACTATGGATATAAAAGAACTAGGCAAAGATACAGTATATCCAAATGGTAAAGTGTTTAGTGGAAGATTATCAAATGTGATCCCAATTCTTGCAAGAGATACTGGAACAATATCAAGATTTACTAATACATCTATTGAATTTAAGTTACCTAACAAAGTCTATTCAAGTGTTTTACATTTAGGTGGAGAACAAGGTTTAATCAGAATAGATAAGAAAATGGATAAAGCAGATATTAAGAAAAAAGAAAAAAACGGATCTAAAAAAAATAAAAAAGATGAGAGCAACAAACAAAAATTTGATATTGAATGTTTATTAATTCCACTTATTAAAATAGGGCAATTATTAGAGATTAAAAGTACAACTTTCAAAGGAAAAGTAGTTGTAAAAGAGTGTAACTTTACAGCAAGTGGTTTAGAGACATTTACTGCAACAGCAACAGTAGAGGTAGTTTAATGATAGAAGTTATAAAAGCATTGATAGATGACAGTTTAAATGAATTGCATACAAGTTTACCTTGTGAAATTAAATCGATAAACTATAGTGCTGGGACTTGTACAGTTCAACCTCTTGCTAAAAGAGAGCTATGTAAACAACTTATAAACTATCCTCCACTTATAGATGTAAGATTAGATTTTCTTAAATTTGGTGGTTGGAGTTTTCAAATACCTCGTAAAGTTGGAGATATTGTATGGGTCGGGTTTTCAGAAACTGCTTTATCTGATGAAACAAGCCTTGAAAGATTTAGTTTAAATGAGCCTTATATTATAGGAAGTTGCGAAAAAGGTTTTGAAGATAATTCAGAAGATATAATTTTACAAGGGGCAGGAACTAGAATTGAGATAAAAGGCAATGGAGATATAACAATACTTGCAGGAAGTAATGAAACAACTATCACAAGTAATGTTACATTAAATGGTAATTTAACTATAAATGGCAATACCAAACAAACTGGAAATGTATCAATAATAGGTGGAGTAACAGCAACAGAAGATGTACAAGGTGCAGGAAAGAGTTTAAGAGAACATACACATACCTATACACCTGGTGATAAAGCTTCAACTTCTACAAGTAAAGCAAATTAGGAGGATATATGACAAGTCCAAAATTAGACAAAGATTGTGAGTTAGTATTTGATGATAAAGGAGTTTGTGAAATAGTTAGCAATGCAGAAGATTTAATACAAGCTATTAGAATTGAATTAGAGCAAAATAAAGGACAATTTGCATTAAATACAGCTTGGGGTACTCCATATTTGAATGATACTAATACAGGTATTTTACAATTAAAAGATAATAAAAATAGGATAATTCAAGAAGTTAGTAAGGTTATTAATAAATATGATGGAGTTGAAAAGATTGAAAGTATTGAATTTGAAGATAATTTATTGATTGCTAATATAAAAATTAATGGGGAGGTGTACACAATTTGATAACAGATAAAGGTTTTATAGTACCAACAGTTGATGAAATTTATACAAGGAAATTAAATGACTTTAAAAGTGTAAAGCCTGATTTAAGAGAAACTGACAGTAATATCATTATTGCTTGGTTAAGGTTTGATAGTGCTGAAGAATATGATAGTTATTTACAAGCATTATCTGTATTCAATCAATTATCAGTTTATACTGCAACAGGGAGTAACTTAAATGCTATAACAAGCCATTTAGGGATGACTTGGAATAAAGCTAAAAAAGCAGTTGGTAAAATCACAGTTACTGCAGAGATAGGAACACAAATTCCACAAGCTTGGGGTGTAGAAACTAAATCAGGAGTTAAGTTTGTAACACTAAATACATCTACTATTATAACTACTCAAAGAGAAACAGATATTGAAGTAATAGCCTTAGATAGTGGAACAGATGGAAATGTAAGTGCAGGAGCTATAACGGAGCAAACAGAAATTTTAACTGGTGTTATATCTATAAATAATAAGTTAAATACTCTTGGAGGCAAAGACTTAGAAACAGATACTGAATTAAGAGAAAGATATTTAAAAAGATTAGATCGTAAAAGTTCTTTCACTACTGAAGGTATTAAAAACTATATCTTACAAAATACCAATGTTAAAAAATGCCAAGTTATAGAAAATGATACAGATACTTTTGATAGTGATGGGAGATTAGCACATAGTTACGAGTGTATTTGCTACGGAGATACAAACGATAACATCTTAAAAGCATTGTATGAATATAAGATTGCAGGTATTAGAACAGTTGGAGATATTACGAAAAATTTTGATGAAATTAGTGTAGGTTTCACTAGACCAACAGAAAAAACTGTATTCTTAAAAGTTGAAATACAAGGTATAAAAGAAGTTTGGAAAGATGAATTCAAGAAAACTATAAAAAATATCTATTTAAAATATATAGATGAAGTTGAGCCAAATAGCACCATTTACTTGTATAAAATAATTGGAGAAATCTATAAAAATGTAAGTGGAATAAAAACTTTAAAGATTAAGCTGGGAGACACTAAGTATAGTGAGTTAGAAAAAGATTATAAATTATCTACGAAAGAAGTTGCAGTTGCTACACAAGATGACGTAACGATTGAGGTGAATTTATGATACTTAGTAGAGTTCCACACATTTATCATAATACAGTTTTTTCAAAGAAAATGTTTGATATAGCAGAGAGTAAGCATATAAGAATAAGAGATATTTACAATTTAATCTCTAATTTTAATGATATAGATAAATCAGAGGGCTATTTATTAGATGTTTTAGGTAGTAATTTTAAAGTACAAAGAAATGGATTGAAAGATAAAGAATATAGAAAGCTATTAAAATTTGAATTGGCATTATTACAATTCTTAGGAAGTCCACAAGAAATTATCAGAATACTATCAGAATATTTCAAGTTGAATGATACTGAATTTAGAATACTTGAACTCTCTGGAAAAATTATTATAAGTATCCCAGAAAAATTAGATAAAAAAGAAGTCTTTAATTTAGTAAAAAAAATTAAAGGTGCTGGTGTAGGTTTAGAAGTTATTAATGGAATTTATGTAGAAGATTACTTAATTTCAGAGTTGCACGAAATGACACTTGAAGAAATTGAAAAAATTACACTTGCTAGAGATGAGTATTATATTGAAATGTACAGTTTATCAGAATTAGAAGAAATGAACTTAGAACAAATTGAAAAAATTAAAATTTCAAGGAGGTAAAAATGGCACAATGGATAGAAGACCCACAAGGTAGACCAGAGGTTGAAAAAGTTACAAAGGAACTAAAATTACCAGTATGGAAAGCAAATTATAAAGGTAAATTTAGAGAATTTTGGAATGAAGTATGGGAGAAAATTGAGGATTACATTCTTAAATTAAAAGGAGATACAGAAAAGAATTCAAAAGGCTTAAATGATAGGCTTGTATCAGCAGTTGGAAAGCATGACGGAGATTTTCCTATTACAAATGCAGTAGTTGGAAATGTCTATTATTCTGAACTTACAAAAAAATATTATAAGTGCAAAGTTGGTGGACCTGCTCCGATGCCAAATGGAAATTTTATAGATATGAGTATATTAGAAAATTTTAATAGATTGGAAAATTTATATAATGTTAAGACATATAAAATTTACGGGCAGAATACCAATTTTGTATTTTATCTGTGTGGAAATTTAGTTGTAGGTTATTTTAATAAAGACGGATCAAATAATTCAGCAATATCTAACGCTATACACGTTGGAATACTTCCTCTTGAATTTAAACCAAAAACTAATTTAACATTCATAGGAAATGCTATGGATGCTCCTTCCATAACAGAAGTGAAAATAAACTCTGATGGAAATGTACTTCTAAAAAGAACTGCAGGAGCATTTTCGTTTGGAACTATTACATATTTTACTAATTAAGATTTGCTAAAAACAATTAGAATTTCTGCTAATCTACCATCCGTTTCTGTATCTGCAGTATTGGATACCCACACATTTCCTTGGTTATCATAAGAATAAGAAAAATGATTCGGTATAATTTTGTAATTTTTTGATTTAAAACCCTCTAAACTCGAAGTTTGAAATCTACCCACTACCAGAACATTTGATATTTTAAAGCCGCTAGGAACATCAAATTTCACATTTTTTATAGTACCCTTTTGTGTGTATGGTGGGAATATAAGAGACTCTGTTCTATATAGATTTTCCATTCTATACACATTTTAAAAATCTATCTGTGATGGAACAGATAAACTAAAATACTAAATTTTTTTGAAAGGAGTAAATTATGTATTATACATATTCAAAAGAAAAATTACCAAAACTATTATTTGATGTAAATTTAACATCAGAAGAAGTTAAACTTTATGGAGGTTGGGACGTTATTTTTGGATATTATCCTAATGTTCAAAAAGACAATTCAATGATAATTGAAAGAGATACACCATTCAACTATCCAATTTTTGATAATAACACAATTAGAGAAATGACAAGAGATGAAAAAGTTGCAAATGATATTGAAATAATTCTTGAAGTAGGCGAGTTCATAGAAAATAAAAAAATAATAAAAGTACCTAAGCCACAAGGAAATGATAAATATTTAAATTGGGATAAAGATAAACACTTGTGGGTATTAGACACAGAAACGCAAAAAAAAGATTATTTCAATGTTATAGATGACTTTAAAACTACAACTTTGGAGTATGGTTTTGATTATAAGGTTGATGGAAAGGAACACAGACAGAAATGCAGAGATAAAGACATCATCCGGATAGCTATGTCAGCTTTATTGTTATTCTTAATTAAAACCTTTATGGGAAAAGAAATTAAAAAGACTTGGTACTTTGAAGATGATTTCGGAAAAGAAATGGACTTAATGGGTTTCGTTCAATTAATGTTTTTTGGAAGTACATTTATTCAATCTGTTTATGATACTGAAAATTACTTCAAGACAAAAGTTAATCCAAAAGACCTCTCAAAAGATGAATTTGAGAAAAAAAGAAAAGAAATACATAATGCACTAGCAAAAGGTTAATTTAAAGAATTTTTATTATTAAAGGTAGTTTTATATAGCTACCTTTAATAAAACTCTTTAAAATTGATATTACAAGGTCATTTTTTATAAAAAATAATTTTAAAAATATTTTTTAAAGATTTTATATTTAAGAAGTAATAAAAAAAATTTTGAATATAAAAAATTAAATTTTTATATTTAAGGAGGTTATATGTTTAGTTTATCAAATACGAGTCTAGAAAAAATGAATGGAGTTCATCCAAATGTAGTGAATTTTATGAAAGAACTTATAAAAGAGTCACCATTTGACTTTAAGGTTACATGTGGAGTTAGAACTGCAGAAGAACAAAATCACGAGTACCAAAAAGGTAGAACAATTTTGTTTGATGAGAATGGGAAAAAACAACCAAAAGTCAGTTGGTGTGATGGTTATAATTTAAAATCAAAGCATCAAGTAAAAGTTGATGGTTATGGATATGCTGTTGACATAGCAGTCTTAGAAAAAGAAAAATATAAGGATATGAAAACTGGAGAAGAAAAAGAAAAGACAGTTGCTAGATGGGATTATAAATATTATAAAGCCATTTATGATGTTGCTAAAAGTAAAGGCTTGATTGATAAATATAATATAGTATGGGGTGGAAATTGGAAGCAAAAAGACTCTGTACATTTTCAATTAGGAACAGCAGATAATGTTCAATTTAGAAGATAAGGAGGGATAAAATGGAAATATCTAAACTTAAAACAATGCCAATAGATGATAAGTATTGGGAAGTTATGGAGGATTATTTTTATCAAACATCAAGAGGAGTTATAGTTGTTCCAAAAGGTTTTAAGACTGATTATGCTTCTGTTCCTAGAATTTTCAGGAATATTATAAATTCATATGGTAAACATGGCAGAGGTGCAGTTGTCCATGATTGGCTATATTCAAATCAATGTAAAATTGATATTACAAGAGAAGAAGCTGATAAAATATTCTTAGAGATTATGAAAGAATGTGGAGTGGGGTCTATAAAAAGAAATTTAATGTATAGAATGGTTAGAATGTTTGGATCTAGCCATTTTAGGAAAGGGGAGTAAATGGAAGATTTTTTTATAAATGCTAAAAATGGTATTGCTATGATATGGACCAGTTGGATTTCTGTTCTTGTTTGGGCACTTGGGGGATTTGACTTATCTGTAAAAGTTTTAGTTTTTCTTATGCTTGTAGATTATATTACTGGCTTATGGGTTGGCTATATAACTAAAACAGTTAATAGTACAAGAGCATATAAAGGAATAAGTAAAAAAGTCTTTATATTAATTATTGTGTCTTGCTCCACAGTTATAGAGCAGTTAGTACCAAATGTAGGTATAAGAAATTTAGTTATAATCTTCTATGTAGCAACAGAAATATTATCAGTCATAGAGAACGCAAGTAAGTTAGGAGTGCCTATTCCTGAAAAGCTTAAAATAGCTTTGGAGCAATGTAAAGGAGATAAATGTAATTCTAAGTGTGCTGATGATAAGAATATAAAGCCAGAGAAATTAAAAGATGAAGATTTTGACAAAGAGATAAAATAATAAAAAAAGTCCAGTTA